GACGATGAAGGCGGATATCTTTGTGTCCCGTCACTTAAAGGTGACATTAAACAAATTAAAAAAATTAAAGAAGTTGCAAAGCATCATGGACTTTCAGAAGGAAAGCCTATTTTTTTTGCAGGGCACAGAACAGTAACTGGAGATGAGCTTGAAGAACAGAAGACAAGATCAAATATGGGATTAATTCCAGACACACAGGACATGCCTGCAATGATGGAATACGTTAAAGAAATGCGGGAGATGAAACTAGGATAATGGAACATACTGTAACAATCATGGACGATAACGAAGATAACGAAGTACAAGTTAGATCAAACGTAGACTTTGGATTTGGTGGCTCTACATCAGAGGCATTTGAAGATCCATTTGCTAAATATTGGGATGATATCAAGAAGATGGATGGTCTTAATCCAAACATCCGTCGTAATGCTAACAGACTTGAAAAGTCTTTTTCTGGCATAGATGACGCTAAGTCTAAGAAGCTTGACCCACTTGACCTTACAGGATACTCATTATTTCAGATTGTTCAACCACCATTTAATATGCTTTATTTATCACAGCTTTACGATGTGTCCCCATATCATCACTCAGCAGTTAATGCCAAGGTAGCAAACGTAATTGGTTTAGGTTATAAGTTTGAAGAAACATACAAAGTAACTCAAAAAGTACAAGACGTAATTGATGATCCAAAGAAGTTGGATAGACTACGTACAAAGATTGAAGCAGCAAAAGTTGAACTTCGTGATTACCTAGAGTCATTAAATTCAGATGATTCTTTTACAGAAAACATGAAAAAGGTATACACAGACTTAGAGTCAACAGGAAACGCTTATCTTGAAGTTGGTCGTACAGCTACAGGAAAGATTGGTTATTTAGGCCATATTCCTACAACAACTATGCGTATTCGTCGTCACCGTGACGGCTTTGTGCAGGTTGTTTATAATCGCTATACATTCTTTAGAAACTTTGGAGATACAGAAACTCCAGATCAAATTGGAACAGACCCACAGCCAAACGAAGTTATTCATTTTAAAAAGTTTACCCCATCAAATACATATTATGGAGTTCCAGATATTCTTTCAGCAAAAAATGCAGTTGCTGGAGATGAGTTTGCACAGCGATTTAACTTAGACTATTTTGAAAACAAAGCTGTTCCAAGATACATCATTACTGTTAAAGGTGCTAAGCTGAGTGCAGATTCAGAGCGTAAACTTCTTGAGTTTTTCCAAACAGGGCTCAAGGGTCGCAATCACAGAACTCTTTATATTCCTCTTCCATCAGATGGAGAAAATGGTCGTGTTGATTTTAAAATGGAGCCTGTTGAAGCGGGAATTCAAGATTCTTCATTTAATAATTATTCTGTAGAAAACAGAGATCGTATTCTTATTGCTCACCGTGTTCCAATTTCAAAGATCGGAATGCCACAAGGAGTTTCACTAGCAAATGCTAAAGATGCAGATAAAACATTCAAAGAGCAAGTATGTCGTCCAATGCAAGAGGAACTTGAGTATAAACTTAACAAAATTATGTCTGAGTTCACAGACGCATTTCAGCACAGATTTGAAGAGCTTTCTCTTACAGATGAAGAGACTATGGCAAGAATTGATGATACTTATCTTAAGGGTAAGGTTATCCTTCCAAATGAAGTTCGTTCAAGAAAGGGCTTAGCCCCAATTGAAGGCGGAGATGATCCTTTGGAGCTAAAGCCACAACAAGCAGCAGATGCAAGAATGGATGGCAATAGAGAACGTGATACACAACGAAACCTAAACGCACCAGATAAATCTGGAGGTGGGAGAAATCCAAAAGGTGAAGGTAAAAAAGTAGAATAATAAGCACTGTAAATTATGAGTTAATTATAAACACTGCTATTATTTAGATTACATATGGAACTACAAAAAACGTACTGGCAAAACAGCGAATCATCAATGGCCTTGTCCTTTCCTATTGCAAAGGTTAACAAGGAAAAAAGAACCGTATCTGGATTTGCTTCACTAGATAACGTAGATCGTCATGGAGATATTGTAACTGCTGACGCAAGCAAAAAAGCTTTTGAAAATTTTAGAGGAAACATTCGTGAAATGCACGGTCCATCTGCTGTAGGCAAGATGATTGATTTTAAGGAAGATGCTTTCTTTGATAAAGCTTCTGGTAAAAAGTATAGTGGCGTTTATGTCACAGCATATATTTCAAAGGGTGCACAAGATGCTTGGGAAAAAGTTCTTGATGGCACATATTCAGGTTTCTCAATTGGCGGAAACATTGTAGATGCAAAAATGGAAAAAGCAGACGGCGGGGATGAAGAACGTAGAGTTATTCATAACTATGATCTACATGAATTATCATTAGTAGACTCACCAGCAAACCCACTTGCTAATTTCTTTTCTATTCAAAAGATGGCAAAAGCCATGACACTAGAAAATGTTTACTGGTGTAAAGAAGATGAAGTTGCATCAACATCTATTGAAATTCAAAAGAATTGCTCCGTATGCGGAGATCAAATGACAAACGTAGGTTGGGTAGAACAAGCAGACTCAGAAAAGTTTGAAGCAATTGAAAAAGTAATTGATTCTTATTTTAAGAAAGATGATGCCCCAGCTTCAGATCACGCTGCATTAGAAACAGCAGCTCCAGGAAATGTAATTGATAGCAAGTCAGCAATCAATCTTTATCCAGATCAAAATAAAACAAAAAAGGTTTCGCCTATCACAGTTGATGCGGCGACTATAAAGAAAAATGAAGGAGGAAATGAAATGACAGAAGAAACAAACGCAGAAGTAGCTCCAGAAGTTACTGAAGTTGAAACTCCAGCTGTTGAAGAAGTAGCGGAAGTTACAGAAGCACCAGCAGTTGATGCAGGAGAGGCAATCGAAAAAGCTGTTGCTATTTCAGAGGTTGAGGATACACTTGATTTCACAAAGATGGTAACTGACCTTAAGACCTTCTTTAATGATTCTATCGAAAAGAATTATGCAACCCATGCAGCAACAGTTCAAGATGTTTATCGCATTGTAGAGGAAACAAGGGCAGAAATGTCAAAGGCGATTGACGAAATCAAAGCTAAGCATGAAGAAATCAATAAATCAATCACGGATATGTACGGAAAGATTGACTATGTTGATAATAAGCTGAACGGATTTGAATCCGCAACAGCAGTTAAAAAGTCCAGTGATCTTAATGGATCATTGGAGCAAGAAAAAATCCAAAAAAGTATATGGCAAGGACACTTCCTCGGTGTTAATAGCTTAACTAAAAATCTATAAAAAAATAAGGTGGTGAAATAAAAAATGAGTAATGAACTATTACAAAAAGTAATTGATACAACTAATCTTGGTGCAAGCGGAGTACAAGCGTCAACAGACACTTCTACACTTAGCGGTTCTGGACTTCTATATCCAGATCAAGCTAATCGCTTCCTAGATTACATGTGGGATGCAACTATTTTGGCAAAGGCTTCACGTACAATCCGTATGCGTAGCAATACAACTGAAATTGATCGCGTCTCAGTAGGTCAAAGAATTATGACTGTAGCTTCAGAAGATAATCCTCGTGATTATGTAAACGCTTCTGACGACACAGCTAAGTTCACAAACGCAGCTGCAACTTTCTCAAAGGTTTCTTTGACAACACGCAAGCTTCGTCTTGACTGGGAACTCTCATCAGAGTCTCTTGAAGACAATATTGAGGGTCCAGATCTAGAAGACCACATTGCACGTCTTATGGCTACCCAGGCTGGTAACGATATCGAGGATGTTCTCATCAACGGTACAGGAACTAGCACAGGTTTGCTTTCAGCGTTCAAGGGCTTCAGAACACTTGCTCTCGCAAATGCACACGTTGTGGATGCTGCAGGACTAGGACTTGACAAGGCTGTGTTTAACATGGCAATCAAGACTATGCCTCGTAAGTATAAGCAACGTCGTAACCAACTTCGATTCTTCTCAGGATCAAACTTGGTACAAGATTATTTGTACAACCTAACTGCTAACGCAGGCAACGGCAATCCATTCGATATCGCTTCTGGCGTAATTCGTGGAGATGTTGCTGCTAACGATGGCGGTCCAGGTACTGTAACACCATTCGCATTTGGTATTCCAGTAATTAACGTTCCATTGATGGACGAGACTCGTGCAGGAGACTATTCAAGCCCAAGCGGTTTGCATGGTGATCTTCACTTGACATTCCCACAGAACTTTATTATTGGTATCAAGCGTGATGTTACTGTTTATCGTCTATTCCAACCAAAGAAGGATACAATTGAGTACACTCTCTTTATCCGTGTTGGTTGCCAAGTAGAAAACTTTGATGCACACGTAATCGTAAAGAACATTAAGGTCTCAGGCTCAACAGGTACATCATTTGGTTCCGTAACACACGGATCAAACGTAACTGGTGGTTCAGGAA